TCTTCTATTGAAACATCCACCGAATAAGTTTGAGAATTTTGAGGAAGAAGTTCAATACATCATCAATCACGAGAAGCGTAATAAGTTTATTCGTAACCTTGCCCTTGATTTGAAAGGAAATACTCTTATTTTATTTTCCAGAGTAGAAGGTCATGGACAACCATTATACGATCTCATAAATAACAATATAGACAAAGATCGCCACGTGTTCTTTGTTCACGGTGGTGTGGATACCGAAGATCGAGAAAAAGTAAGAGAAATTACAGAAAAAGAAAACAATGCAATCATCGTCGCTTCTTACGGCACTTTTTCTACTGGTATTAATATCAGAAATCTACATAATGTTATCTTTGCTTCCCCTAGTAAATCAAGAATCAGAAACCTCCAATCAATCGGACGAGTCCTAAGAAAGGGGGACAATAAAACTAAAGCAACTTTATATGATATTGCCGATGATATAAGTCATAAATCACGAAAAAATTATACACTTAATCACTTAATAGAAAGAATCAAAGTTTATAATGAAGAAAACTTTAATTATGATATTGTAAACATACCTTTTAAAAACTAATGGGAGACGAGTTCTACGCAGCACTTAAATTGGTTACTGGAGAAGAAATATTTTCATTAGTTTGTATTGATGAAAATGATGGAGATCCTATTTTAATTCTTCAAAATCCAGTTATTATGAAAGTTTTTGCAAATCATGTTGGAACTTATGTTAAGATTAAAGCATGGATGGAAATACCTGATGACGATTTCTTTTTAATTAAATTTGATAAAGTCATTACTATGACTGAAATCAAAAATCAATCTACGATTGATTTTTATCATAGATATCTTAAAGATGATAATGTTGATATTGAAATTGATGGTAAAGTAACAATATCTGATAAAATGGGATATTTGGGTTCTGTTGAAAATGCCCGTAAAGATTTGGAAGATATTTTTTTAAAAGATCTTAAAGATAATAAAGAAAGCTAAATCTTATCTTCAAAAGCAACAAACCTAGTCTACTCATATTTTTGGTACTTGTCAAGATCTTGTGTAATGTGGTATAATAACTTCAACTTATATTAAACTTCAATTTATATTAAAACAAAAAAATGTATTATGCCCAAAAAGAAATCAGAACATTATGTAAATAATAAGGAGTTACTAGAAGCATTAATTGTTTATAGAACTAAAGTTGAAAAATCATATTTGAAGAAGTATGATAAAGATCTTACAAAACAACCAAAGGAAGAAAGAGCAAAACATTGGGAAGGTAAGCCCCCTATCTCAAACTATCTGGGTGAGTGCTTTTTGAAAATCGCTACACACCTTTCATACAAGCCTAACTTTGTGAACTATATGTTCCGTGACGATATGATCTCTGATGGGATCGAAAACTGCGTCCAGTATATTCACAATTTCAATCCAGAGAAGTCACAAAACCCCTTTGCATATTTTACTCAAATCATTCACTACGCTTTTCTTCGTCGTATTCAAAAAGAGAAGAAGCAACTAGAAATCAAAACCAAGATTATTGAAAGGACTGGATTTGATGAGGTTATGATGGTTGACGACAGCTTGCTTTCTGGCAGTAGTTCCGACTATAATACTATTAAAGACAACATTTCGTATAGAAACAATCGATGACTCGTTTAGCCGTACTCTCTGATACACACTGGAGTGCCCGCAAAGCGTCCAGACATTTACACGATTATTTTGAACTCTTCTATAAGAATGTGTTTTTTCCTGCTTTAGAGGAGCATGGAATTCAAACAGTCATTCATATGGGAGATGCTTTTGATAATCGTAAAAGTATTGACTTCTGGGGTCTTGACTGGACTCGAAGAGTGGTATTGGATCCACTTTCTAAATATGAAACTCATATGATTGTGGGAAATCATGACATTTTTCTTCGCAATTCCACGGAAATTAATGCTCCAGAACTTCTTCTAAAAGATTACCCAAATATTAAAACTTATAATTCTCCACAAACTGTAAAAATTGGTGGTATTGATGTAATGATGCTTCCATGGATTTGTAGTGAAAATTATGATGAGACTCTCAAGCAAATCAAAAAGTCAAAAGCAAAAGTTGCTTTTGGTCATTTAGAACTTCAAGGTTTTCGTGTAAATAAGCATTTGATGATGGAAGATCATGGAATGGATCCGAAGATCTTTGATAAGTTTACCAAAGTATTTTCAGGGCATTATCATACAAGATCTGATAATGGAAAGATCTTTTATCTTGGAAATACCTACGAGATGTATTGGAGCGATGTAAATGACACAAGAGGTTTTCATATTTTTGATACTGAAACATTAGAACATACTCCAATTAACAATCCTTATAAATTATTTTATAACATTTATTATGAGGATACACCACATCAAATGTTTGATGTTACGGAGTATACAAATAAAATTGTAAAAGTGATTGTTCGTAAAAAATCTAAATCAAAAGATTTTGAAAAGTTCATTGATAAACTTTACACAGTTGGCATTCAAGATCTTAAGATTATTGAAAACTTTGAGATTCAAGAAAATGAAGAGTTTGAAATTAGTGAAGATGAAAACACTCTTACAATTTTAAATCGTTATATTGAAGAATCAGAGTTTGAGTTTGATAAGACGATTATTAAAGGTATTTTTCAAGATCTTTATCAGCAAGCTTGCGAAGTAGAATGATGTTTCTTCTTACTCTTAAAGACAGAAAAGACGACGGAGCCTACGCAGTTCAAAACCGATATGGTGAAAAAGTTTTGTTTTTATTTGAGGATGAAGATGACGCAGTTCGTTATGCTTTACAATTGGAAGATCAAGAAGAAACTGAAATGGATGTTGTTGAAGTTGATGATGAGCTTGCCATAAAGACTTGTAGGACTTATAATTACAAGTATACTGTAATTACACCTGACGATATTGTAATTCCCCCAAGAGATGTTAGTATTTCACAAGATTAATAAACCTTTTAGAAACATAAAATATTATAAATTAATTAAGAAATAAACCTTTTAGCATATTAATGTTTCATCTTCATCATATGCTCCCAAAGCACTCATCTTATTTTGATTATCTTGGTAATGTTAAAGAAGATGAATATTATAAAATTTATTTAACTCCTAAAGGGCACGCAGATCAACACGATATTTTATATAAAGTATTTGGAGATAAATTTGATAAGATTGCTGCTGATGGTCTTAGAGGACAAAAAAATATAAAACTACAAGTTTTTAGTGAAGCGGGAAAGCGAGGTGGTAAGGTAAAACCAGATGTTTCAGCAAAAGAAAAAATGTCTAATAAAAAACTTGGAAGAAAATTAAGTGATGAACACAAGAAAAAAATAAGCGAAGGTAATAGTGGGAAGAAAAAACCTATGGGTGAAGAGCATAAAAATAATATAAGTAAAAGTTTAATTGGTAATACTAGAAGAAAAAATGGTAAAAAAACTTGGAAACCTGACGAGGAATATAAAGCAAAAATGAGTGCAAAAATGAAGGGTAGAAAACCATATCCAATTACAGAAGAAACTCGTAAAAAAATGAGTGAGTCGGCAAAAAATAGGAAAAAAAAACTTGACTCTTGATTATTTGTATGGTATAGTAAAAGTATCAAATTTTGTTTTTGTCGTAGTCTGTGATTATTTTTAAAAAACTTAGATACCGAAATTTTTTAAGTTCCGGCAATCAATTCACAGAAATTGATTTTACCGCAAACAAAACAAATTTAATCATTGGAACAAATGGTGCGGGTAAGTCAACTTGTTTGGATGCCCTTACATTTACCTTATTTAATAAAGCATTTCGTCGGATTAACAAAAATCAACTAGTCAATACAACTAACGAAAAAGATTGTTTGGTAGAGGTTGAGTTTACAATTAATAACCGCGATTATTTGGTTCGTCGTGGAATTAAACCAAATGTTTTTGACATAGAAGTAAATGGAGTTTCGCTTCATAAAGAAGCAGATGATCGCATAAATCAAAAGATTCTGGAAGAAAATATTCTTAAGTTAAACTATCGCAGCTTCACTCAAATTGTTATTTTGGGTAGTAGCACTTTTGTACCTTTTATGCAACTTACGACAGCACATCGTCGTGAAGTCATTGAGGATCTTTTGGATATTCGTATCTTTTCTGCGATGAATGTTCTGATTAAGGATAAGATTCGGGAAAAAAAAGATCAAATCAAATCTCTTGAACTTAAGAAAGAAACTCTTAAGGATAAGATGAAAATGCAGAAAGAGTTTATTGAAGAACTTGAAAATCGTGGAAATGCCAATATAAATGTCAATCAAGAAAAGATTGCCAAGTTAGATCAAGAAGTTGGCATTTATATGATTGAGAATGCTAGAACAGAGGAAGAAATCTTTAAGTTTACAAAAGAACAAGAAGAAGTTATTGGTTCTGGTGATAAGTTAGTAAAGCTTAACAATCTAAAAGGTAAAATCTCTCAAAAAGTATCTGTAATTACCAAAGAGCATAAGTTTTTTACAGAAAATACGGTATGCCCCACTTGTACTCAGACTATAGAAGAAGAGTTTCGGTTAAATAGAATTACAGACGCTCAAAATAAAGCAAAAGAACTCCAGAAAGGTTATCAAGACCTGGAAGAGACTATAAAAATAGAACAGGAGAGAGAGCGTCAATTTACTGTTCTTTCTAAGGAGATTACGAAACTCAACCATGAGATTTCTCAAAACAATACTCGGATTAACCTCAACCAGAGACAAATACGAGAACTTGAATCTGAAATTCAAACTATTACCCAAAACCTTGCAAACC